GATAATCAATAACTTTATTCATTATATATCGTTTTTCATCAAAGGTATACTCACACTCTTTATCAACAAATTCTGAAAGTATTTCTGACATTGTTTCTTTATTATGATGTACTTCTAATTTCTTAGTACTTTTGCATTTGACACACTTAAACCCATCTCTAACTAAGATAGGATATATCCAATCCGTATATAATCGTTTATTAGCTCTTACTAAATTATTTATAGAAGATGTACCACCTTTCCAATTTGGCGATTCTATTCCCCATTTGGTTGGTATAATTCCATTTAATCTATTATTACGCATAATTTTAGAATATTCTTCCTTTCTTTCGATTGTAAAAGAGCGTTTAATAGAATCCCCATTAGATTTTACTCTTTCATCTGTTTTCTTTGTAAGACCTATATTCCAAACTTGTCTTTCTTTATTTTTAAATTGCTCTCTTCTTGTGTTGGCTGATTTTTCTATTGCCAAACTATTATGCCCCCAATTATTTTGAACTCTAGCTTTATGCCCTCTAATCCACTCCCTATATCCTTTTTGTAAAGTTATAAATGGAACATCTTCTACACATCCACATTTACACTTAGGTCGTTCTCCATTTAGAAAATATTCATCATAAATTTGTTGCGATGATAATTTGTGTACTTTCGAACTATGAATACGGAGTGCATCCAATGATTTTAGTTCTTTTTTACAATGTTTACATGTATGCATAAAAAAATTCCTTTATAAATAAATATAAAGGAATTTTTCAAACATTGAAATTTGACTATGAAATTTTAAATATACTTAATCAAAGTTTAGGGTTAATATTCAAGAATTGCGTAATCAAATGTTAGAGTTAAAGATATTGAAAGTGGGTCATTTGAAGCCCAGTCCAATTCACCGAAGTTTGCTGAAGAAATGAATGCTCCTTTAAGAGTCCATTGTTCAACTTTATCACCCACTGGTCCTAATAAGTAGAATGTTACATCTTTCTTATAGAAAGCTGCGTATCCATCTCTACCTGTTAAAGATTCATGTGATTGTCTTACCCATTCCATCACTTGCTGTGCTCCTGAAGGAACGATTGGGTCATAAAGAGTAATTTCTAAATCATCCCAATTGGATTTTCCTTTAATCTTTCTCTTTACATTTATATGGTCTAGCTCAACTATCTCCGAAGTGAAGGTAGGTCTTGCTGCGGTTTTTATCATATATGATTCTATACCATCGATTTCCATAATAAATCGGTTACCCAATTTTGGTTCGAAATTCGTATAAAACATTTTGTCAAACTCTAATACTTCTGGCATCTTTTTATCTATTTAATTGTTTCTATTATAAATATTCGTTTTTGAAATTATCCGTTAAAAGCTGCTCCAGTTGGTAAGATGTTGAAATCAATTTGAATGAATTCAGCTGTCTTAGTTGGTTGTAAGAAGATAGAACCTTTCATAATGTTTCTATCAATTACATCAGGAGTATTATTAGTATCATCCATTACAACACGGAATGCGTACAAACCTTGTCTTTGTTGGATTGATTCTAAATAAGGATTAACGATGTTTAAGAATCTATTTCTTGTAGTTGCTGTGTTTTGTTCGAACACTAAATAACGAGAAGTAGATGCAATATACTTTCTAACAGTCAATAATAATCTTCTTACATTGATTCTATCTAATGCAGATGGCTTATCTTGTAATGTTTTTTGTCCGAATACTACAATACCTTGTCCTGGGAATTGTACGATTGGGTTTACCTTTGATTCGTATAATGTATCCTTTTCAGATTGAGTTAATCTATTTTGAACACTTACTGCTCCTAATAAACCACCTCTATTTAAACCTGCTGGTGCAAACCACTCAGCTGCAACTCTATCATTTGCTGCAAATACTCCAGGTAATAATACTGATGGTGGTACTGCTATTAATTTGTTAGTGTTAATATCGATGGTTTTAACCCAAGGATAGTAAGTTGCTGCCATATTTGAATCAACCGATTCCGCTTGTGTTGTAGCTTGTGAAATTGTATCAGAATATGAGTTTGTATCCATAATATAGAAACAATCATTTCTTTCTTCTACCATATCTAAAACATCAGTAGTTACTACTGGGTGTAATCTTCTGATAACACCTGGAGTTACAACCATATTGATATCAAATTCATCAGCGTTAGATAATGCTGCTATATGTTTAGCGTATGCCATTGAACCACTTGCTGTTGATGTTGATAAATCAAAACCTTGTGAGTTACCTGCGTTTATATCGTTTCCTTTATTTATTACAATCGTTGGTGACATACCATCGAAACCTTCTTGGAATGCTATTACGAAGTTTCTTTTAGCTACATCAGTTGATACCGAACCAGTCAATGCTAATCCATCAGTTGTATCTAATGAATAAACTGCGTTTGAACCAGTTGATGCTCCTGTTGGAATTGGTCTTACATAAATTGCGTTATCAGTATTGTTATCTAAATCTATACCACCATATTGTGTTGAAGTTGCTGTGATATATGATGCCGAAGGAATTGTTCTTGCAACAGCTGCAGATGATGCTGATACAGGTAATTTATATGCTTCATGTCCGTAAGGAACTGCTTGAACTGGTATTTGCTCAGTTGAAACGTATCCTTCATCATTGCTATTCCAAACTCTAATGAATTTTGAATTGTTTATCCAATCACCATATTCAGTTATTTTACCAGAAGAATTAATTGTTTTACTTCTATCACCAATTACTCTACTAACATAATTAGGAGAATTAGGGTCTAAGTTTACATTAGAGAATGTTTCTAATACACTCTTTTTCTTATTAGTATCAGCGTAATCTCTTACAACTACTGTGAATGTACCATAATCAGTACCACTTACAGAACCTGCTGGCTTAACGTTTGTGATACCAACTTTTATTTTTGAGTTTGCTGCGTTACCTGCTCCGATTGTTACAAATCTTAAAACACTAACTCTTTCACCACTTATTAATTGTGATTTGATAATAGGTGTTTTAGCTTCTTGTGCATCAAAGTTAAATAATTGATTTGGTAATACAGATGCTGTAATAGTTGAATTAGTATGGTCTAAGCCGGTAGCTGTGTTAGAGAAGTATGCGTAAACATAAGCTTCTTTAATACCCTTTGCATTTGCACCAAATACTGCTTCAATATCATTGATATCAGAAGGTTTCAAAGATGCACTTAATGCTGCTCCGAAGAATGCTCCTGATGGAATCAAAAATCCTCCACCAAATGCTGAAGCACTTACATTAGAAATTCCTGTTGTAAATGATGAAGTTTCTGTATCAGTATTAAATAATATACCAACTGAAGTAGATACGGATGAAGTAGTGTTAGATGTTAACAATAATGGTGCGTATTCAGTATAACCACCAATACCTGCTACTCTTGCGATAGTTGCAGTTCCTGCTTCTCTTAAATATGATTGTACTGCTAAAGGAGTGTAATATGTATCATCCACAATACCAAAAAGAGTTTCAAATTCAGCTTGTGAATTTACGATTGTTGGTACTAATGGGCCTTCTTTGAATGGTCCAATGAATGCTGCTCCTATTTCTGCTACACCTTGTTGTAAAAACGAAAGGTCATTTTCTCTAGTGAAAACACCTGGTGATACTATTTTTTCTGCCATTTTATTTCTTTATTAGTTTTTGAATTTCTACTATAAATATAAATTAAAAGTTCAAAACAATTAAATATGTAATGAACTTTTAACTAAAAAAATAAATTGGTAATACCTTAATGATTACTCGGTAGGAGCTTTAATCAATTTGAAGAAAATTTCATAGTTTTCTTCAGTTTCAATCGATGCTAATTCTGATAATTCAAATGGACGATATTCCAATTCTTTTACTTCACTCAATAAGGTTTCGTACTCTTTATTGAATTCGATGAAGTTTTCACTTAATGAACGAGAAACTACATTTCCCTCTTCATCTTTTAATTCATCGTACATTTTGATGAACACTTGTCCATCTTCTTCTGTACCTAATTTTTTAATTAATTCTTCTCTTAATGTTTCAACACTTTGTTTTTCCGATGCAACTTTCTTAGAGAGTTCGTTCATATGGTATTTTACAACCAATGATAATTTCTCATTTGCTAATCCTTTAATTGTTACTTCGCCGGTTTGTTGGTTTTTTGCGCCATTTAATTCTGCATCCAAAGTAAGAATTTCATGTAACTTTAAACTAATTTTTTCCATAATCTATTTTTGTTTTTAATTTAGTTGTTTATA